GGTGACTAAACCAATGGCCGTAATATCTGGTAAAGCTTACTGGGCAAAGCTTGATCAAGCCCAAAACCCTTTTGACGCAGCAAAACCTCGCTGGTCTATTGATGTATCTCTTAATGCTGATGGTGTTAAGACTATGAAAGGTCATGGTGTTCCTATTAAAGATAAAGAGGATGACCGTGGTAAGTTTGTTACTATGTATAAGGATCAGTTCCTTAACAATGGTGCTGAACTTCCAAAGCCCCGCCTACTAGACTCTCAGAAGAATGATATTTCTGGTACACTAGTAGGCAATGGGTCTTTGGTGAAGGTATCTTTTACTCCTCGTGAGTGGAAGATGAATAGCCGAACAGGTGTACGTGCGGTACTTAAAGACGTACAAGTTCTTGATCTGGTATCTTATTCTCCACCAGATGAGTTTGATGTAGAAGAAGGTTATATAACCTCTGCACCTTCTACTGCATCAGATACTATTGATGATCTTGATGACGATATTCCTTTCGAATAATCAGTAGTATCGGAAACATCAGCTATGAGTAAACTTCAAGGTTTAGTTCCAGATATCCATCAATCGCTGGTGAAACAGCAGCGACCAAATGAAACTGACTTGCAAAAGTTTTTAGCTGATGTTTCTACTTCCATTCTTAAAGCTTATGAAGAAAGAGATGGAGAGGGTCAAATAAAAAACCCTCTCCGTTTCTCTAGTATAGGTAAACCAACTAGACAGTTATGGTATGCCTCTCGTATAGCAGATCAAGCTGAACCTATCCACCCTTCTACTCGTATTAAGTTTCTCTATGGGGATATAATAGAACACCTTGTATTATTGTTAATTAAAACAGCAGGTTATAAAGTTACGGATGAACAAAGCGAGAAGAAAATAGATGGGATCACTGGTCATATGGACGCAAGAGTTAATGGAGTTGTAGTAGATATCAAGAGTGCTTCGCAATACGGCTTCGATAAGTTTGTAAAGGGAACTATCTTTGATGATGATCCCTTTGGATATATAGCTCAATTATCAGGGTATGCTGATGGTGAAGATGAAGCAGCTTTCATTGTAATGAATAAAGTAACAGGACAATTACATGTCTGTTCTATAGATGGCATGGAGATGATTGATTTTAAAAAGAAAGTTAAGGATGTAAAATCTATAGTTAAACAAGAAACTCCTCCTGATAAATGTTATTCTGATATACCAGATGGTAAGAGTGGTAACAGAAAGTTAGCAACAGGTTGTAACTATTGTGATTTTAAAATTCATTGCTGGAAAGATGCGAATGGAGGTAAAGGATTACGTAAGTTTAAGTATGCTAGTGGTTCAAGATTCTTTACCAAGGTAGTTAAACGTCCTCCTAAAGATATTAAAGAAGAAAAAATAAATGTATAGGAGTAAAGCCGAAAAAGAATTTGCTATTCATTTAGATGAGGAAGGACTAAACTTTTCGTATGAAGAAGTTCGTATCCCGTATGTTGTTTCTAAACACTACACCCCGGATTTCTTTTTACATAAGTACGGATTTTATATAGAGTATAAAGGATACTTTAAATCTGCCGATAGAAAGAAACATCTCTTGATAAGGAAACAGCATCCTAAGTTTGATATTAGATTTATATTTCAGAATGCAGGTAATAAATTAAACAAAAGGTCTACTACTACATATGCAGATTGGTGTGACCGTCATGAATTTAAATGGTCACAAGGTAAGATACCAAAGCAATGGCTCAAAAACAAAAGATAAAGTCTACTATACATTTCTATAAAGAAGGCAACTTAATAGATAAGTTTAATAACTTTATAGATAAAGAAACATCTGTTACTGTCGAAGCAGAAGATAGGGAATCCCCTCCTCCTAAAAGTCCCGAACAGTTATTGTTTCTTGCTGTTGTTTATCAAGCCTTACTTGACGCTACTAAAGAAAAAAAGTATAATGATTCAGAAGAAGTAAAACGATACAGGAAAGAAGCCACTAACTGGTTTACTGTAGAGTATGGAACTACAGCTACAGACTTTGAAGAAGTTTGTTTTCTTGCAGGGTTAGAGCCTCGTTCAACTCGTTCCTTTGCACAAAGAATATTTACTAAAAAAGTAAAGTTTGAACGTAAGCGTATTAATGTTTTAATAAATTCGAGTGATGATAAAAATGTCTTATGATACTATTCCCCCTAGAATTATTTTAGATACCTTGTCTAACTCAGAATCTTATTCTGAAAATGAAACAGAAGAACTAGTTGATAGCCCCCCTCATTACAACCAGAATGCTATGGAAACTATAGATGTTCTGGAAAACTCTCTGCCTCGTGTACATTTTTTTGGATATCTACGTGGCAACATTCTTAAATACATGTTAAGATATGAATACAAGGGCGGCAAAGAAGACTTGAAGAAAGCCCGATGGTATCTCAACAGACTTATTAACACCTTAGACTAACAACAAACTTACATTATTGGAGAATAAAGATGGAACCTGTTACAGAGTATGGGCCTACTGTGCCTTCTTGCAATGACCTACACGCTTCTAAGTACCGACTCTCAAACGAATCCTTTGAGGAATGTATGGCTCGTATCAGTCTGCATATGTCAGACGATGAAGAACATTTTAAATCTTTAAAAGAGATTTTACTTAATATGAGATTCATGCCAGCCGGTAGAATCCAATCAGCAATGGGAAGCCCTAGAGATGTTACAGCCTATAATTGTTTTGTATCAGGCAGTATTGAAGACAGTATGCAGTCTATCATGGAGAAGGCTACACAAGCAGCAGAAACAATGCGCCGAGGCGGCGGTATTGGTTATGACTTTAGTAATATACGTCCTAGCGGCGATAGGATTGTTAGTCTTGATAGCTCCGCTAGTGGTCCTGTTAGTTTTATGCACATCTATGATGCTATTTGCAGAACTATTGTATCGGCTGGTCACAGGCGAGGAGCTATGATGGGAGTATTGCGAGTAGATCATCCTGATATTGAGGAGTTTATTCGCGCCAAGAGAAACACTACAGACCTTACTAACTTTAATATATCTATTGGTGTAACAGATGAATTTATGAATGCTGTTACTAACAAGACAGAGTTTGCTCTACGCTTTGATGGTAAAGATTATAAACATATAGATGCTTCTGCCTTATGGGATGAAATTATGAGGGCCAATTGGGATTGGGCTGAACCAGGAGTATTGTTTATTGATCGTATCAATGAGGAGAATCCTTTATATTACTGTGAAGAGATTACTGCTACCAACCCCTGCGGTGAACAACCTCTTCCACCTTTTGGTGCCTGTCTACTTGGTAGTTTTAATCTGGTTAAATATGTATCACCTCAAAGGGTAGGAAGTAATATTAAATTTAGATTTAATTTCTTTCAGTTTGAACAAGACATCCCTGTCGTAGTTAATGCTATGGATAATGTTATAGATAGAACCAACTATCCTTTGTCTGAACAAAAGGAAGAAGCAGAGAGTAAACGTAGGATGGGGTTAGGTATTACTGGTTTAGGTAATGCACTTACTCTTATGGATATGAAGTATGGGGAACCTAATACTCTTAAATTTATTCGTAAGCTTATGCGTACCTTAACTTATGAATCTTACCATGCTAGTTCTGATAGGGCTGTAATGCATGGTAGCTTCCCTTTGTTTGATAAAGATAAATATCTAGACGGGAAGTTTATCTCTAGATTTCCTGAAGCCCTAAAGGAGAAAATCAAAAAGCAAGGCATGAGGAACAGCCATCTAATTTCAATTGCTCCTACTGGTACAATTAGTTTTTGTGCGGATAACATATCCAGTGGATTAGAACCTGTATTCTCACATGAGTTAACCCGCACTGTTAATACAGAGTTTGGTCCTATCAATATATTACTTAAAGACTATGTGTATTCTAATCATAAAATAAAAGGAGAAACGACAGAAGATTTAACTACTGATTCTCATCTTAATACTCAGATAGCTTGTCAACCTTATGTTGATAGTGCTATCTCTAAGACAATCAATGTCGGAGAGAATGTAACCTTCTTAGAATTTAAAGATATCTATACGAAAGCTTGGAAAGGAAAATTAAAAGGAGTGACAACCTTCAGACTTTCTGGTAAAAGATATGGTATCTTAAATAAAGTAGAGTCAAGTGAGACAGAAGGTACAGCTTGTTACTTCGATCCTGATACTGGTCAAAAGGAATGTGCCTAATAATGTTATTGTTTAA